GAGTAATTAACGTTATTAAGAATAAGACACACTTTTTGGTTATGCAGATTGAAGAACAAAATCTATATACTCCTTTAACAACATCAAACCTTGTTATCAAATGCACTCCATCGTGGTGGGACCTATTGGATACCCCACTATGGACCACGCTGTTCACCGGGCCTGTCTTTTGGTTTGCGTGCCTGTCCATCCTCGTGATGGCGGGCTACATGTGTTTCAAATGCATGTGCCGCCGACCCAAACCCGCAGGACCCCCCATGCTCGACATGTTGCGTTATGAACAACTCGTCGAGACATCCACTGTTATCCCCTGGAGAAAAATTACCAGAGCCTTCCGGCGCTGTGTGATGCCCAAGGTGGAGCCAACGCCCAACCATGCTCATGGTCTCGAGGCCGGTCACCGATCTGCCGCTCAGCACATGATCATGCAGTTCGTTCGTTCTTGCGAACTGAACCCCTATTGCATTTCAGCCCGCAGTAGGGAGCGAGGCTCCTTAGGATACAGTGGTGTTCACAGCCCTTTCGACGCAGCCCATGAGTTGAAATGCGACCCCCTCCCCGATAACCCTTGCTTTGTGATGATTGATGTAGATTATTATGTCGACATGAATCAGCTAATGTCCTATGGTTTGCCCATCGTGCTATACACCTTTAGCCCACGTGTTCCTGCTGGAACACTGAACGCGACTGAGTGGTGGTGCGAAAACGGCCAACTTGTTACGCAAGTGTCTGGGGGTTCAACTTATCGCCACGGTTTGTGGGATTACTCGAATGACGAGTTGGTCATACCTTATGAGGGTGGCCATTATGTCTATCGCGTAGATCGCAAACCTGTGGGCATCGAAAGAGCCGTGGTTCTGTTAACACCGGTAAGCCGCATAGAAGATTCACCGAATTGGAGTTCCCCTCTCTTTGACGAGAATCTTCTTTGCCGCTTATCACTGCAGAGCCCTGTCCGATGGCAGTATTCGAACATTGACATCTTCGCTTTTGGAGGAGATAGACGTTCTTATGCTGTTGACATTGACACCATCGAGACCCTGAAGAGACGCGCCGCCCTCGGGCTGCGAATCTCGGAAGTGCAAGCCTTCCTGAAGGAAGTTTCAGTCCCGGAAGATATCGGTGACCTTGTGGTTACAGATCCCTATTCCGTGGCCCCGAGAGCCCACGCTCTCCTGGGACTTCCTGAGTTGCCGCCTCGAACAAACCTCGTTGCCATCCAACTCTCCCCCATGCCGCAAGCTGCTGCAAAGCCGCTGACCCGCGACATACCGGAGGTTGAGCCCTTGGCCGCGGGAGCAGTACACCACACTAAAGGCGTGAACGCTGAGTGTGCCAGTATTCAAGGCAGATTGACGGACGTCAGAAATGACAACACGAAGATCAGCCCAGAAATCTCTGGCTACATTAACGAGTTCGTCGCTCTTACTGTGGCTGGTGCTGCATTGCGACCGCTCGACCAACAGGAAGTCGAGGACCACCAAAACAGACCCACGCAACGTGCCGGTCTGGAACGTGTGAGGAACACCTATGGAGTGAAGCCCCCTGTCGTTCAATCGTTCATCAAAGCCGAAGCTTATCCCAAAGCTTCCGTTGAGAGGAATATTTCGACGCTTCCCCCAGACCATAGGACTGAGTTTTCACGGTTCACTTTGGCCCTCAGCAAACATCTCGCTAGTGTCACGGACTGGTACTCCTTCTCCCGACCCCCTGCTGATTTAGCTAATCTGATAAGTCAGAAGGTGTCCAACTGGGAGAGTTGTGCGGAAAACGACTACTCCAAATTTGATGGTACCAATGGTATTGTCCAATCTGTAGTGCTCGCGCGGGTTCTTTTATCCGCCTTCCCACAACATCAGGAGGCAGTTATGGCGTTAACAGAGGCGGAGGTAGACGCCCCTGCTTTCACAAGCTCAGGATTGGCTTACAGCCCTGGGTTTTCCACACTCTCTGGCTCGGCTTGCACGTCGGTCCGCAATAGTCTTAACAACGCTTTTGTGGCCTACTATGCTTGGCGTTTGAAGGGAGAGCCACCGGAGGCATCGTATGCACAATTGGGTGTATACGGTGGCGACGATGGTTTGGATAATGGTGAGCTCGCAACTCACCTCGTGGAAGCGGCGAGGACGTTAGGATTGACATCCAAAACAAAGACCATCTCCAAAAACGCTCCCGTTACTTTTCTCGGTAGGATCTACCCGAATGCGTGGGCGGGTCCCGAATCTTTTTCGGACCCGGTCAGGCATTTGGTGAAGCTTCACGTTACGTCAGAGAACGACCCCAACGTCGCCCCTGAGGACATCGTGTTGCGTAAAGCTGAAGGGTTTATTGCCACTGATCGCAAAACTCCGGTTCTTACGGACTGGGCCAAGTTTATGATCTGTAACAAGACCCCGAAGGGAACCAAACCCCGTGAGAAGAACTGGTGGGCGCAGGTGGTTGCTGAAGAAGGACCATTTCCGCAGCTCCCCTATGACGAAGCACTCCCTCATGTTGCTTCAGCATTGGGCCTGACCTCCGCTCAATTGATGGACGAGATCCGCCATCTGAGAAAGTCTGGTAAATTCACCAAGATCATGGACTTTACCCAACCCCCTTCCGTCATTGGAAAGGTGTTGCTCGTGAATCCTGGTGGAGACCAGTTGGTCGAAGGTAAACCTTTGACCAAGCCACCTCCTCCTCGTAAGACTGATCGTAAGGAGCGCCGTAAGGCTTTTGTGAAAGAGGCTAAAGCCGCAGATACAAAGACGTCATCCACTGCACGTCCTAGTCCTGCCCCAAAGCCCGCCCCCGCCAAGGTTTCGGCTAAGACCGAGGGAACCCCGCCCGGCAAACCCACAAAAACCAAACCGGTTAAACGCGTGCCTAAACAAGAGAAGGCCGAGAAGCAACCGGGTCCAGGATCCGCTCGAGTTGCACTCACTAAACGCTCAAGCCCCATTCCGAATGACAAAGTCGAAGAAGAAGAATCAGGCTCGCCCCCCCCCGGGCCCCCGAAACTCAGATAACCATCCATCAAACCACCAATCAAAGCCAGCGAAGAAAGCCACTCAGATTTCCTGTGCGTGCTCAGAGTATTGCCATGCCCTCTGCAATCCTTTTGAAGCCAAACCCACCGGACTTCCGACTTTCCCCGTTTTGCCATCCGCCAAGTACCGCGTCTTCGCGAGAGGTACGGCTTACACCGGCACCGCCGGTGTGGGTTTTATCTCCCTCGATCCGCGCGCGACTGCCGCCAATGATCAACACGCTATCCGTTACACCTCCGCGAGTTACGCAGGAACCACCATCGTAGATGGTACCAATCCTGGCGTCTCCACTGCCGTTACCAACGCTCCTTACACCTCCGCCCAAATCGACCCAGATATTGTTCAGTATCGGGTTGTCGGATGTGGACTGAGAGTTCGTTTCGGTGGGACAGAACTCAACCGAGGTGGTTTTAAGATCGCATTTGTTGACCCCACTCATCGCTCAGTTGAAACCAGAGATGAAGCCTCCCTCCTCTCTGAGCCCCAAGCGAAGAAGTTGTCAGTCACTAGAAACTGGACGAACCTCCTTTACCGTCCCGTTTTGAACTCTGACCTCTCCTTTAGCTCTGATACCACCCCTGACGCCCCGTATATGGCAGTGATGCTCGTCTCACCAGACACCTCTATTGCAGAGTTGTTTGAGTGGGAAGTTTATTCGCTGTTAGAATATCAGGGAGCCAATGTCCGTGGTCAAACGCATACCAACGCCGATCCCGTCGGATTTGCAGCAGTTTCCGCTGTTGCCAATCAAACCAACGGTGTAATGCAGGGGAATTCAACTGGACACGTCAACCAAATGATGAAAGCAGTCCACCACTACTTGGGTAATGGTATTAGCGGCGTAGTCGATGTCGCTCAAACAATTCCAAAGGTTGCCAACACCGCTATGACGGCTATGGACATCTTTGAGGATGTGCTTGAAATCGGCTTGCCTCTCCTCGCCTTGCTCTGATTTTTTACATGGTAGCCAACTTCCCGAAATACTGTGGAATTAGGTTTTAAAAAAAAAAAAAAAAAAAAAAAAATAAAA